ATATCAATAATTGCAAAGCGGGCGCGGCAGAAGCCGCAAGCTCATTTGATTATTCAGAAGTCTTGGACGAGCAATTGCAAAATCTTAATGATGCAGCAGGGAGAACTATATATCAAAACGTAGGAGAAGCTGTCAAGGATGCGGCGGGCGTGGTGACGCAGGGCGCCGCCTCAGTCGTTGCAGGTTATATACCACCAGGAGCTGCTAGAACCATTGTATTAGGTATCCTAGGTGCAGGCCAAAGCGTTGTCAATCAGGGTGTAGATGATGCCGTTGACGCTGCACCAGGAGTAATGGACGCAGTTTCGGAACTTGGAGACGATATTACTGGGGCGGCTGTGGAGGCCGGTCGGGAGTTTTTTAACCAATTTTTTGACCCAGAAGGAGACGATCAATGAGTGATATGCCAAAAGGTGAAAATGGTTTATCTTCAAGAAGTATGCATATACAAAGAAGAAAGTTTGTTAGGAAAGCATATCCTTTGCTAGATAAAAGAAATGGAATTGATTTATGGTATGGTCCAAAATCTTTATATGGTAAGGTTAACACCAGAAACGTACCTCAATTATTATCAGAAACAAATTTAAAAAGTATTCTTTCTTCTCCTGAGTTGTTTGCTGTGGATTTTGTTGTCGATGCTTTTGAAGATTTAAGAAGATTTATTTCAAGAGCTTCTCGCAGACGTGTTATTTTTGCACAAGATAGTTTTATGGGGCTCATGAATGCCAAGTTAGCTTGGCGCAGCGCCAGAGAAGAATATGATCAGCATATAAGAGATATACACGAAGTTTTTGTTAGCAGTTACTTGATTCATAAAAATAGAAGTTATAAAATTTTAACTATTGAAGATTTTCTTGATTTATATATTGATCATGCTAGAACAATAGGTAGAATGAGCCCTATAACTTTTGGAGGATATATAAAATCTAAATATGTAAATCATGCTATTTCTGGCTTAATAATAGAATTAAATACATTTTCATATGACAATGATAGTTTAAAATTTAAAAGATTTTATGAAAGCGATCATTTTAATTTTTATCAAAATGCAGCAAGAAAACATGGGTTTAGAGTTGATTACAATAGTCCTTGGAGATTGGTTGCTGATATAACAAGCCCAGAGATGCAAAAATATATGAGCAATTACAGAGTAAACAATCCAGAAGAATTATTCTTTGATTATTATTATGATGCTTATAGGCTTGAAGTTTATATGATTAAAAAATACCTAGTACAATTTTATAATGATTATGCCAGTGGCAATCCTATTGTTAAGAGAGTTGTATCTGGCAGGTTTGACAGGCCAGAGATTAAAGCTAAAATAAAGTATAGACAACAAATAAAAGAAAGTGAGGTTGATGAAAAATATAGTAACTTATTTTGGCTTAAGTTTTATCTTGATCTTAGAGAGGCAGAACTTTCTAAACCCATGACAAGACAATCTAAAAATAAGAAAATCATGGAAATGGCGCACATCATGAAAACGCTTGACTTCACCAGAGCTTTGGACTATATTAACCGAGAGTTGATGATTCTAGAGCGAGGTTAAACGTGCTTTTCCAAACACTCGATGACAAGAAAGAATGCGTTGGCATCTACGCAAACAACGAGATCCAAAACACAATTCCAACAGGCATAACAAAAACCTGGTCATATGCTGGATATCTGGAAGATCTCCAGATTGAGTATGCCAGTCTATACTGCGACGGTAAACCCATAAGCCAAGTTGTGCCAGAACACTTGCAGCAAGAATGGGCCGAGATCAGCGCCAAGATGAAAGCTTTTTTTAAAGCATTTACAACAGCAAAAATCGACTTAAAACTGGTTTGCTTCTATGACATGGTGCCACGAGACGTTCTGCTTGAATGGTGCGATTTAAAGTCGAAAATCTGCGACTACATCTTTGAAAATTATGAAAGACCAGCCAACTATGAGTTCTTGGTCGAGCTAACCAAGCTAACTGAAAAGATTAAATACCAACAAGTCAATATTGACTTATCAGCAATAAGCTCTCCGCTTGAGTCTTATCGCTCTAGGTCTTTTATCAACAAGATGAAAAAGGTAAATCCCTTTATCGAGTACAATATCTTTGGAAGCGTTACTGGCAGGCTAAGCACAAAGCCAAATAGCTTTCCTATCATGACGATGGATAAGAAGTATAGAAAAATAGTTAAGCCTCACAATGATTGGTTTGTGGAACTGGACTTTAATGCTGCTGAGTTGCGAACTTTTATTGCTCTTAACAAAAGAGATCAGCCTCAAGAGGATTTGCACGAGTGGAACATAAAAAATATCTTTAGGGGTTTCGGCACTCGTGAGGAAGCCAAGACAAGATTGTTTGCTTGGCTCTATAATCCCAAGTCAGAGGACTATCTGCTCAACAGAGAGTATGATCGAGATGCGATTATTAATGAATATTTCGATGGAACCCATGTAAGCACGCCTTATGAGAGAAAAATCAGGGCAATACCAAAAAATGCCCTGAATTACTTGATTCAAAGCACTTCAAGCGACTTATTCTTGAGGCAAGTTATAAAAATAAACAAGCTTCTGCAAGATAGGGCTAGCTTTATAAGTTGGACCCTTCATGATTCTGTTATGATCGACTTAAAAGATGAAGATAAGCCCATTTTAAAAGAAATCATAGCTCAGTTTGGTGATACTGACTTTGGAAAATACTTGGTTAACGTGTCTGCTGGCAAAAACTTTGGAGATTTAAAGAAAATCAAATGAATATCGTAGGATTAGGCAACACAGGCTGCAATGTAGCCAAAATATTTGAAAACTACCCTCAATATAAGGTCTTCCAGATCGATACAGAAGAGCGCGAGGGCAAAAATACATTTTTATTCCCTCAATTCGACCACCCAGAGGACTATGAAAGGGGGTGCCCTGATTTAAGCGGGTTTCTTGATATTCAAGGCGATACTTTTTTTATTTTGGGAGGACCAGGTAGCATTACGGGTGCATCCTTAAGAATATTAGAACAAATTAAGCACTGCAATATTAGCATTATTTATTTTAAGTCTGATCAGAGCCTCTTATCGAACATAGGGCAACTTCATCAAAGGGCTACCTTTCATATTCTACAAGAGTACACCAGATCAGGCGTGTTCAAAGAGATTTTTTTGCTTGACAACCAAGTGATCTCTGGTATTATTGGCGATGTTCCGATTGTTGAGTACTACAGCAGGATCAACAACTTGGTTGTGCCGATAATTCACTTTATTAATGTGTTTAACAATACAAAACCAGTTATGAGTACCTTTTCAAATTTGGCCGAGACTTCAAAAATAAAAACTCTTTCCATTCTCAACATGGAAGACGGAACAGAGAAGGCGTTTTTTTCTCTTGACAGCCCAGTTGAATCAAGGTACTATTACGGCATTGGTTCTGAGTCGCTTAAAAACGACTCGACTCTAAACAACAAAATCAGGAATCAAATGAAGATTAGTGAGGTTAAAACTGGTTTTGGTATCTATGAAACAAGCTACAACTATAACTTTTGTTATGGTGTTCTTTGTAGCCGAGAGATCGCAACTTTTTGATTTTTTGCTTGACAGGCTGTTTTTGTTCTGTCATACTGTTCGCAGATGGTTGAACGCCATCAACTATAGACCCATTAACACATAGGAGGAAAAAATGGGACTTAACATGGATAAGATTCGCGCTAAGTACAATGCTCTCAAGAACGGTGGTGCCAAGGGTGAAACCAAGAACAACTTCTGGAAGCCTCAAGAAGGTGAGCAGACAATTCGTATTGTGCCTACGCCCGATGGTGATCCGTTCCGAGACTATTGGTTCCACTACAACGTGGGCAAGGCAATGGGCTTCTTGAGCCCAAAAAAGAACTTTGGCGAGGAAGATCCCTTGAATGACTTTGTTCGTTCTCTCTGGTCCGACTACAACCAAACTCAAGACGAGGAAACCAAAAAGCTGGCAAAAGACCTGAGCGCCAAGCAACGTTTCTTTGCTCCTGTGCTTGTGCGAGGAGAGGAAGATCAGGGTGTTCGCATCTGGGGCTTCTCCAAGACTGTCTACGAGGATATTCTGGGCATGATCTTGGACCCTGACTATGGTGATATCACCGACATTGATCGAGGGTTTGACTTGAAGGTCACATACGGTAAGCCTGCTGGAGCGCAGTATCCAAAGACCACAATCAAGGCTCGTCGTAACCCTACGCCCCTGAGCGAGGATAGAAACCAGGTGTCTGCTTGGCTGGACAACATTCCAGACTACAACACCCTGTTCCCTCGCAAGACCCCTCAAGAAGTCCAAGTTATTTTGGACGAGTTCCTGATGGCGGGTTCCAACCCTGAAGAGGTCTCCTCCGAGACCACCCGCTACTCAAACGGTGCAACCGACGTTGACAAGGCTTTCGACGACCTTCTCTGATCCTTTTTAACCTAACCCAAGGGGGCCATCGTGCCCCCGCTTTTCAAGGAGACAAAATGGTTGACATTGAAGCAATGCGCAAATTGCTTAACAAAAAGGCAGGTATGCCCGTTGCGCACAATCTTAAACAACAAAACCCAACAGAGGTAAAAGATTGGATTCCAACTGGCTCTCGCTGGTTGGACTCAATTATTTGTCGTGGCAAGTTGGCCGGTATTCCTGTTGGAAAGGTGGTTGAGATTGCAGGGCTGGAAGCAACTGGCAAGAGCTATATGGCCGCCAAGATCGCAAGCAACGCCCAGCGTCTAGGTCATACTGTAGTTTATTTTGACTCAGAGTCAGCGATTGACCCAAGCTTTCTTGCAAATGCTGGGTGCGATGTCGAGACCCTTATCTATGTTCAGGCCCAGACTGTTGAGTTTGTGTTGGAGTCCATTGAGGAGTTCTTGAAGACCGGAGAACAGTTTTTATTTATTTGGGATTCTCTTGCTCTGACGCCTGCTATTTCCGATGTTGAGGGCGACTTTAATCCCCTATCATCTATGGCTGTCAAAGCAAGAATCTTGGCAAAGGCAATGTCAAAGATTACGATCCCAATTGCCAATTCTCAATCAACCTTATTGGTCCTCAACCAGTTAAAGACGAACATCACTAGGAACCCCAACATGGCCCTCGTTGAGCCCTACGTTACTCCTGGTGGCAAGGCGATGGCTTATACTTACAGCCTTCGCATCTGGCTAACTGGTCGTAAATCAAAGGCGTCCTATATCAACGACGACAACGGATTCAGAATCGGCTCAGAAGTAAAGGCTACGTTGAAGAAATCTCGCTTTGGAACGGCAGGAAGGCAAGCAACGTTTAAGATCCTATGGGGCGATGAGGTGAGGATCTTAGACGAAGAAAGTTGGCTGGAGGCTATTAAAAAAAGCAAGAACATCACGATCAAGGGCTCGTGGTATTACATGAATATGGGCAACGGAGAGGAAATGAAGTTCCAGCCCGGACGTTGGATGGCCATGATGGAGAATCCAGAGTTCAAAGCTCGCGTACTAGAGATCATGGAAGAAGAGGTTATCCTCAACTTCAAGAACCGCGAAGGAGATTCTCAAGGCTTTTATGATATTGACGGTGATGAAGATGAATAAAAACTTTATCTTCATATTGTTCGCAGTCGCCTTCTTGTCTTGTCAAGAGGGTGGCAGGTCCGTTGAAACCCCCTGCGAGAAGGGGGATATTATGTTGTGTGATGGTGAGACAGTTGGCAACTGCGAGCCTGGATATCGTGTGTGTTTTGAGAATGTTTTGGACAATCCAGTAACAACCTATTGGAGCGAATGTATAGACCGCAAAGACCCCGAAGAAGAACGCTGCAACTATAGTGATGACGATTGTGATGGTGAGATAGATGAGGGTGTTGCAAACCTTTGTGGCAAGTGTGGTCTTGAGCCACAAGAACTTTGCAATAAAAATGATGACGATTGCGATGGTGAGATAGATGAAGGTTTCGCTGGGCAAAGAGAGCTTTGCAATGGTATTGATGAAGACTGTGACGGGGTAATTGATGAGGGTCTAAGCAAGCGTCAAGCTTGCGAGCCACCAAATGTTCAAGCAGGAATAATTTATAATGATGACCCCGGCTCAAGGTCTTCTTGTTTAAGGGGCTGGACAGAGTGCAGAGAAGGCAGTTGGACACCTTGTGCAGAGTGGCAAGGACCAACGCCTGAAATCTGTGATGGCATCGACAACAATTGTAATGGCGACACAGATGAAATTGACGCACTTAGAAGGCCATGTGGATTTTCTAATATAGGGCAGTGCGAATTTGGTATTGAGATCTGCTTTGACAACGATATTATCTGTGTTGATAGTGTTGGACCGCAAAATGAAATTTGCGATGGAATCGACAATGACTGCGACTGGTATATTGATGAAGAATTAGCTCGTGAGTGTTCAACCATTTGCGGCGAAGGAGTGGAGAGGTGCCAAGAAGGCACTTGGATTGACTGCACTGCCCCACAGCCAGTTGCTGAAGTTTGTAATGGTGTTGATGATGACTGCGATGGCCTAGTGGATGAAGATATTTTTTGTGAGTGTCAAGCAGGTGCAATGCAGCCTTGTATTGCAGAGCCTTGTGGCTGGGGCACTCAAGTTTGTTTAGAGGAGGGAGTTTGGGATGTTTGTGTTGGCGGAGTTGTTCAAGCTGAGCTTTGCAATAATCACGATGACAATTGCAACCAACAGGTTGATGAGAACCTTTCAAGACCGTGTTATGAAGGGCCTGAGAACACTCAGGGTGTTGGAGTATGCGTTGGAGGCATAGCAGAGTGCAGAGAGGGGGAGTGGCAAGATTGTGTCGGCCAAGTTGTTCCCAATCAAGAATTATGCGACGGCATCGATAACGACTGTGATGGAAACATTGATAACCTTGAAAGATTTTTTGAAAAGGTCGATATGGTCTTCGTTGTTGATGTATCCGGTTCGATGAATAGTTTTATTGATTCTATAGCGACTGGTATCACAAGATATGTGAGCAGTATTCGAGGGCAAAATCATAAATTTGGTTTGATTTTGTATGGATCAAACTTCTATACTGATTATGGAGAATCTATTTTATTTTTACAACTCTCTGAAATAAGCGATCTCCTGCTTGCTTTGGCTAATATAATTCTTAGTGGACAAGATGAGCCTTCGATTGATGCGATTTTCTTTGCATCCAACCCATCGAATGAGTTACAATTGGCCTGGAGATCAGACGCAACTCCAATTATTATTTTGCTTAGCGATGAGGAACCACAAACTAGGCTGTTTTTAACTCAACAAGATTTACAGGGCTTAACAAGAACTTGTTTGCTGCCTGGTTGCAATTCGCAAACAAACGATAATTGGACAGACGGAGACCCACTTGAACTTTTTGCTTTTGTTGAGTCATCATCGATTATCTTTTGGGAAAGTGCAATATTCGCAGAAGGCAACAGAGTATTCAACATTCAGAGATTGCTCTTTGACGACATGCTTGAGGCAGATTTAGAACTAATTTTCAGGGAGGTGTGCAGAGAAACAGAATGAAGAAAAATAAAGAATGGGTCAACAGTCCAGACCACTACAATCAATCTAAAAAAGAGTTGTGGGATATTTTCCTTGACTTGGGTTGCGCAGAAGGGTATTGTGTTTCAAGTATCTACAAGTATGTCTATAGACACAAAGAAAAGAACGGAGTCCAAGACTTAAAGAAAGCGAGAGCATGCTTGGACTTTTTAATCGAACACTATGACGAAATATTTGAGGAGTGAAAATGGTAACACAAAAAGACGTAAAACATTTAAAGTCTCTTTACAAGTTGCCTAAGCATCAAATCAAAAAACACCCTGAGTTTAAGGCATTTGAGCTGGTTCCGAAGATCCCCAAGCGAGGGACAAATATCGACGTTATTCTTATGGAGGAGGACAAAGAAAAAACAATTCGCTTTCTCTTCAGCAAGAACAATGAATCCTTTGTTAGCGTAGACATGAACACTAGCGAGGATAAGACCTGGGAAGAGTTTATCGTTGAGAACAAAAGCTTTTTTGATTATCTAAGGAGGACAAAGAAATGAATTACGGAGAGATTAAGCTAGAAACGGATAGCGTTAGCGCACTAACAGATAGTAGTGGAAACGAACTAGAAGGGTTATATCTTCTCAGGCTCGCCAAGTGGGTCCATCTTCTTGATGAGGACAAGTGGGTCAAACTTGATGCGCCTCTTGTTGAGGGAGGGGTGGTTAGGGAAGTCGAGCCACACACCGAAGGTGCAATGAGAATTATATTGCATGATACAAGTGAAGAATTCTTTAACCCCCACCATCACTGGTTTGTTCCACTTGAGGGAGGACAAAAAAATGAGTGAAAAAGAGATTATGATTGGCATTTGGGACTGCGACTTGCCGCCGGATGAGTTAGGTAGAAGATTTATTGCTATGCCTGACACTTTCTTTAAAGAATATACAGAGGTATATATCGACACAATAAATAAACCATCCATGCTTGTACATGGCCCCAATGACGATGGATTTAGAAGAAACTATAGGGGAATACGCCAGGTTGGCCCACCCGATAATGGTTTCGATCAGTATTTTCATAGCTTGGGCTATAAGGAGGGAGATCAGTTCCCGATAACTGTAGAGTGTTGTGACAACCAGTTCTGGCTTGTGAACCCAGGAGAGTTAGGCCGAGAATGAAGGATTTTTACAAAATATGCGAAATATGAAAGTTAGAGGGGACTTTTGCCCTAGTTGCAAGAAAATAACAGAGTGGCACCCCATTCCTGATTCGCTAGCTTCTTTCTGTGAGTGCGGCTTTGTTCGGTGCGGATGGGGCAAGAAGGATGAAAGCGGGACAAGAATTTATGATGCGGGCGTCACAATACAAGAGTGGCTGGAGTGGCTACATAAGAGATCTGAGGAGGAAGAGGAATGAGCGATGAATTTGCAGATAAGAAAGGGATTCGTTGGAATCCCAAAGAAATGCTCAATGACCTGTGGCAGCGTCTCGAAACTGCAAAAGCATTTCACAAGGTTGCCGTAGAAGAAAGAGACTATGAAAGAGCCCTCTGTGACCGATACAAAAAAGAACTGTACGAACTTCGCTCACTTTATGAGGGTGTTCTTTCTCGCATCAACAAGTTGGAAGACGACACAAGAGCAGCAATAGAGTTTAATGAAGATGTGTTGCATGATGATACTGCTACCCTGATGATCTTAGAGTTTTGCGAGGACATTACAAAGTTGGTTGGAGAATAAAATGAGCGCAGACATTGAACTTTTTAGAGACACTCATTATGGCTTAGAAACTTCTTTATCTATGGAAATAAAGGCGCAAGGCTGGGTTTCTTTATGTATTGAAAACGATCATGTAAAAGCCCCCGGCGATTCTCAAATCTCTGAGGTGTGGCTAAACTTGCAAGAAGAAGAACATAGAAATGTCGCCAAAAACCTTATCAAACATCTACAACACCAACTAAACATTTGGGATGAGAAATGAGTGAAAACAACAACTACACAACAAAGGACAAAGAAATGAGTGAAAACAACAACTACACAACAAAAGAAAAATGGGAAAAGACCGGCCTACTTGATTCTCTTTCTGACGAGAAAGCAAGCAAAATTGCACATCTATTCGAGAACCAGGCCCGATACCTAATGAGCACTTTTAGTGATCGAGACATTCCTAGCGAGTTTGGATTTTTAAATAGATCCTTTGCGATAATTCGGGATGTCTTTGAAGGGGATGACTTGTCTTTTACATTTGAAGCAACCAACCTCCCTGCCTTTATTTACGCAAAAGAAGGACAAACTGATGAAGAGGGGGCGGCCATGACAACCACGCCCCATCAGTTCGACACCCAGCCCACGAGTGAAGACGACGCCACTATTGCTGAAATTGTGAGAAAAGAACTTAATAGTAGGTACGCTGGCAAACATTTGATCTTTGGTGCGCCGCTTGTGGATGTTAACGGTTTTGGCTGTGTCTGCGCGGCTGTTGACGGCGGCTCAAGATTGGTTTTTGGAGGATATGAGAAATGAGTAGTAGCGTCGAAATAAAAGATGATGGTTGTAAATCTCTTTCTCTCGACATAAGAACATCTGGTGTCGGACTTGAGGTTTGGAGAGAGGACGCCGAAGGGACGGAACTTATTACGATCTGGTTTGGTCTAAGGCGTAAGGAAGACAGAGAAGAATTACAAAAACTTATTTTTCATCTCCAACATCAATTGGAGATTCATGAGAGGTTAGGTTGGGAATGAACGAGGCAAAGAGAATAAAAAAGTTCCTGCGAAACAAAGACAATAAAGTTATTGTAAAAATTGTTGAGACAGACCCTTGGGGTGGAGATGTGGTCTTGACCACTACATTGACTTATGATGATCTGGTAAAAGAAACCTTGCTATGGGAACAAAAGTTCAAGCAGGACTACGGATGCTTACCGGGAATTGTTATGGATGCCCCCTGGCTTATCTACTTTGTCACAATAGAGAATAAAGAAGGCGAGGAGCTTTATAAAAAAACTTTCTGGAAGAAGGAAGAAACAAGAGAATTCCTTAATGACGAGGGATGATGATGAATAGGTTTTACCAGAGACTTGTGGACATTACGTCTAATGAGCGGTATTTTTACAGTGATTTCGATATCACTTTCGGAAAGCAGAAAGGGCCAAACCCAGATCCCATCGAGGTTCGTTGTAGTTTTCAAGATTTGGTAAAGCTTTGTGATGACATTGAATCTGAAGGGTTCACGGGAATCATTGAGTTGGACCCTAGAAGGCTTTTGTTTGGAGTTCGCTTCGTGACCCATGTCGGAGATCCCGATGAGATTGTAAAGGTTTTTTGTGACGTGAGGGGTATCCACCTCATCATCCAAAGCCTTAAATTGAGTTATCCCGATGTAGTCGAAGAATTTAACACTCTTTTTTCATCTGAAGGTGAGCCTTTCTTTTCCAAGTTGGCTTTGAGGTGGAGGTGATAAAATGAAACCAGGTAATTTGGTAAAGCCTAAACACAAATACTCCTACAACGAAGCGGGGATTGGGGTATTGCTTGAAATAGAAAAAGGCTTTTATAGACATAATGATTATTTCCAAGATCGTTTGACAATATATTGGCTCCACGGGGAGGTAACTAGAGAACCTGATTCTTATGTGGAGGTGATAAAATGAATTGTGAAGATTGTGAAAAAGAAGTAAGGGCGGCAACTGCTCCTATGTGGGTGACAATTGAACACCAAGCATTACAACTACGACAGATCTCTCAACTATGCTGGGAGATCGTAAATGAGTTGCAAGAAGCAGACAACCTCCTAGTTGGTGAATACCCAGACGAGTTTTCAAAAGTCTTTGATATTGCAGGTGAAATCGAGGATTGGTTAGTGAGGACAAAGAAAAAATAACTATTTATATTCACCACAGGAGGGTAAGAAGTTGAAGATAATAAAGTCAAAACTAATACAAATAATTAAAGAAGAGCTTGATAAAGAGGCGGTGAGGTCAGAAAAGGAGGCGGCTGTCGATTCCTTGCTGGGCAGTAGGCCACTTACCATTCCTCAACTAGAGCTTCTTTTTCCAAATTCTGAAGCTGAAGATATAAAAAATATAGAAACAGAACTTAAAAAGTTTGAAGAATTTGACCGCGAAGGGTACAGAGAAGCCTTGCTTGACCTTCTTTATCAACAGAAACCTATTGACCCCGAAGGAAACCCCTTGGAATTCTCCTCTTGACATCCCACCCCTAATCGTCTATAATCCTCCTTACCTCAAGCAACTAAGGAGGAGCAATGAGTAGAATTTTAATTGTAGACGCACAAAACATGCTTGTAAGAAATTGGGTCGTTGACCCTAGCCTAGCCCTTAATGGGGCTCCGATTGGAGGACTAAAGGGTTTTCTCAAGAGTTTGCAAAAAGTCTCCAGAGAGACCAATCCAGATAAGATCGTTATTTGCTGGGATGGAGAGGGAGGGTCAAAAAGGAGAAAAACGCAAAACAAAAATTACAAGAAAGGTCGAAAACCAATAAGATTGAATAGATCTTCTAATAATTTAAATCAAGCAGAGATAGACCAGAACAGAATCTGGCAGCAGTTGCGGCTTGTTGAGTACCTTAATGAGATGCCAGTATATCAACTTATGCTAAAGCATGTTGAGGCTGACGACTTGATTGCCTTTACAACACAATTTCAAGACTTTAAAGATGATCAAAAAGTTATTGTGTCCTCGGACAAAGACTTCTTTCAACTTTGCAACAAAAACACCATCTTGATAAGACCAATTCAAAAGGTCATCTTAAATGAAAGCAAGATAGTTGAGGAATACAACATCCACCCAAACAACTTTGCTCTTGCTCGTGCTATTTGCGGCGACAAATCAGATAACATTGAGGGCATCCAGGGTGCGGGCTTGCCAACGGTTGCAAAGCGTTTTCCTTTTTTGAAAGAAGAGAAGTCTTATACCGTGTCTGATATCGTGAATCACTGCGAAGAACAAGAAAAAAAGCTTGTTGTCCATGAAAGAATCCTCAAGGGCAAGGATAAAGTGCTTGACAACTATAAGCTTATGCAACTATACTCTCCAACAATGTCGCCACAGGGCGCAGGACTTCTCAGAGAAGAGTTAAGAAATAAAAAGTTAATTTTCAACAAAACCAAACTCACAACAATGATGTTTAAGGATGGAATCGGTGAATACAACTGGACAGATCTCTGGAATTGCTACAACAACATCGTCTGGGGCTGAAGTGGAATTGAAAACCTGCTCAAATTGCAAAACAGAAAAGCCCCTAACAGAATTTTCTAAAGATAGAAGCAAAAAAGACGGCACCAGAAATTATTGCAAGTGCTGCGCAAAAGCCAGAAACAAAGCTTACTACGAGGCCAACCGAGAAAAGGAAAAGGCCAGAAAAAAAGCTTGGCGCGAGGCCAATCCAGAAAAGATAAAAGCTTGGCGCGAGGCCAACCGAGAAAAGATAAGAGCCAGAGAAAAAGCTTGGCAGGAGGCCAACCGAGAAAAGGAAAAGGCCAGAAAAAAAGCTTACTACGAGGCCAACCGAGAAAAGGTAAAGGACAGAGTAAAAGCTTACCGCGAGGCCAACCGAGAAAAGGTAAAGGCATATGGAAAAGCTTACCGCGAGGCCAACCGAGAAAAGCTTAAAGCCAAGCTCAAAGCTCTGCGCAAGACACCTCGTGGCAAATTTTTTAGAGTCAGGGACTCCGCAAAGCAGAGGGGAATAGAGTTTCTATTGACAGAGGGGCAGGCCGCTGAAATGATAAAAAAGCCCTGCACATATTGTGGAAAGCCGGGACTATCAGGGATTGATAGGATCGACTCCAATGGTGTCTATACTATAGAAAACTGCGAGCCATGCTGTTATTCTTGCAACACTCGAAAGGGAACTAAATCAAAAGAAGTTTTCTTGCAAGAAATAAAGGAAGGAAAATGGAATTGAAAACTTGTAGGAAGTGTAAAACAGAAAAACCCCTAGCAGAGTTTCATAAAGATAGGGGCAAAAAAGATGGCATCAGAAATTATTGCAAGTGCTGCGCAAAATCCTATAAAAAAGCTTACCGCGAGGCCAACATAGAAAAGGAAAAGGCTTGGGGTAGGGTTTACCGCAAAACACCTCGCGCCAGGCTTCTTAAAATGAGGGAGAACGCAAAGAAAAGAGGAATAGAGTTTCTTTTAACAGACGATCAGGCTTTTGAAGCAATGAAGAAACCTTGCACATACTGTGGAAAGCCGGGACTATCAGGGATTGATAGAAAAGACAGTACCCGCGATTATACTCTTGACAACTCAGTTCCATGCTGTTATTCTTGCAACACTCGAAAGGGCGCAACGAAATCCCCAGAAGCTTATATCTTAGAACTAAAGCAGGAGAAAGGCATGATTGAAAGTTTTCCTTTTATCGATGAACAAACCAAAGAAAGCTTGGAGAAATGGCTCAACAAACAAAAAGCAGAAGAGCTTTCACAAGCTTATAAGTACGAGTCCTGCGGCAACTTGGACATGGCACAGCGTTGCAGGTATAAAGCTTCCACCTTTGAGAACATTTTAATTCACATCAAATATCACATGGAAAAACAAGTAGATACAGCACAGAGCAACTAGACAATGGAAATTTTTGAAATTTTTGGAAACTGTTGTCTTCTTTCACTCATAGTTAGTGGCACGATTATATTCATTGCCTCTAACCTAAACTACGGAGGCGAACAATGAGTATCGCATCGTATTCCATTAACTACAACGGAACATCACAACCCGTGAATACTTTAAGTTTTTCAAAACAAGAGGACTTTTCTCGCTTTGGCAAGTCCTTTCAAGAGAGTCTTTGTCGCTTGATCCTGCTTGATCGTCCCTTTGCGGACCAGATTGGCGAGGTCTTAGATGTAAACTTTTTTGAACTTAAATACCTGCAAGTGTTCTGCAAAAAGATCTACGACTACAAGAATAAATACAAGACTCATCCCACCCCTGAGATCATGACTTCTATTTTGAGATCTGAACTGGGCTCTGATGATTCTGATCCCCTTGCTGGTCAAGTTAGAAACTATTTTGCAAGAATCTTGGCAAAGTCGGGACAAGATGCCTCCGATTACATAAAAGAAACAAGCTTGGACTTTTGCAAAAAGCAAAAGTTTAAAGAAGCTATTATCAAAAGCGCAAAACTCCTTCAGAACAGCAGTTTTGATGAAATAAAAGGGGTGATCGACCAGGCTCTCAAGCTTGGCGCAGACAACAACTTTGGCCACGATTATATTAAAGATTTCGAAGCCAGATTTGTTCCAAAGTTTCGTTTTCCTGTTTCTACTGGCTGGAAGCAGATGGATAATATAAGCGGTGGTGGTCTTGGCAAGGGGGAGTTGGGTGTTGTTATTGCTCCCACAGGAGCCGGTAAATCTATGGTACTGGCACATCTGGGCGCTCAAGCAATCGAAGTTGGTAAGTGTGTTGTCCACTATACTCTTGAACTTCAGGATACCGTAACAGCAAATCGTTATGATAGTTGCCTTACCGGCATCGAGATTAAGAATTTGCTGAAACACAAAGAAGAAGTTCTTGAAAAGATTAGTGGCATCGAAGGCAGGCTGATTGTAAAAGAATACCCAACTAAGACCGCTACAACGCAAACGATTATGAACCATCTTGAAAAGCTAGTCTGTAGAGGCATTGACATTGGTATGGTTATTGTAGATTATGCCGATCTACTAAGACCAGTTCGCCAGAGGAACGAGAAGAGGACCGAACTAGAATCTATTTATGAGGAACTAAGAGCGGTGGCACAAACATATGAATGTCCCGTGTGGACCGCCTCTCAGACAAATAGATCAGGACTCAACGCCGAAGTAGTAACAATGGAGTCCATCTCAGAAGCATTTAATAAATGTTTTGTTGCAGATTTCATCTTTTCCTTATCGAGAACAGTTGAAGACAAAAACACCAACACAGGCCGAGTTTATATTGCAAAAAATAGAAATGGTCCTGATGGCTTAGTTTTCCCTATCTTTATGGACCCATCTCGTGTTAAGATTGAGGTTCTGGAGAGCGATGAAAGCTCACAGCAGTCTGCTTATAAAAATAAAAAAGATGCTCTTGAAGACCTGAAAGAAAAGTACAAGAAATTTAGAAAGAAAGGAAAAGAAGATGACCAACCAAACTGACGCAAAGCAGATACTCTCAGATATTACCGTACATATGAAGTACGCCAAGTATAGGCCAGAACTCGAAAGACGAGAAACATTTAATGAGATTGTTGATCGTAACAAGGCTATGCATATCAAGAAGTTCCCCAGTCTCAAAGAAGAGATTGAGGCAACCTATCAATACGTTTACGATAAAAAAGTTCTACCTTCCATGCGCTCTATGCAATTTGGTGGTAAGCCAATTGAAGTTGCCCCTAATAGGGTTTTTAACTGCGCCTACATGCCAATTGACGATGTTCGCGCCTTTTCAGAGACAATGTTCTTGCTCCTAGGTGGCACTGGTGTGGGCTTCTCTGTTCAGAACCACCACGTCGAAAAGCTACCAGAAATCAAGCGCCCCAATTCAAAGAGAACACGTCGTTTTCTTGTTGGGGATAGTATCGAGGGGTGGGCTGATGCTGTTAAAGCCCTTGTTCACTCCTACTTCAACGGCTCATCAAGAATAAGATTTGATTTTTCTGATGTCCGGCCAAAGGGCTCAAGGCTTGTTACCTCTGGGGGGAAAGCTCCTGGCCCTCAACCCCTCAAGGAGTGTCTTATCAAGGTTGAGGGCATCCTTGATTCAAAGGAAAATGGAGAAAAGTTGAGCCCAATTGAGGTTCACGATATGGTTTGCCATATTGCTGATGCTGTCTTGGCAGGTGGAATCCGCAGAGCAGCACTTATTTCTCTTTTTAGTGCTGATGACGACGAGATGCTGGGAGCTAAGTCGGGCAACTGGTGGGAAATCAACCCACAGCGCGGCAGAGCAAACAACTCTGTCGTTCTTATGCGCCACAAGGTTACAAAAGAGTTTTTTAAGAACCTTTGGGAGCGCGTTAAGGCGTCTGGAGCAGGTGAGCCTGGCTTTTATTTCACCTTCGACAAGGACTGGGGCACTAATCCTTGCTGCGAGATCGCTCTAAGGCCATTCCAGTTCTGTAACCTGACAGAAGTCAATGTCAGCAACGTCCAGAACCAAGAAGACTACGAGGCTCGCGTTCGAGCTGCCGCGTTTATTGGCACGCTTCAGGCTAGTTACACCGACTTCCACTATCTCCGCCCCGTGTGGCAGAGAAACACAGAAAAAGATTCTCTTATTGGCGTCTCAATGACCGGAATTGCATCCGGTGCTGTTCTCGGCCTAGACATGAGCGCAGGTGCGAGAGTCGTGAGAGAAGAAAATAAAAGAGTTGCTGCACTGATCGGCATCAAACCAGCAGCAAGAACCACTTGTGTTAAGCCAGCAGGAACAACTTCATTGACTTTGGGAACAAGTTCGGGTATTCATGCTTGGCACAACGACTATTACATCAGGCGTATCAGGGTAGGCAAGAACGAGCCGATCTACTCCTACTTGAGCATCATGCACCCTGAGTTGATTGAGGACGAGTTCTTTAGGCCACACGATACAGCAGTAATCTCAGTACCTCAGAAGGCTCCTGAAGGCGCAATCACCCGCGTAGAGAGTGCTTTAGAGATGTTAGAGCGCGTCAAGAGGGTAAGCCAAGAATGGATTAAGCCTGGTCACAGCAAGGGCCAAAACTCCCATAATGTCTCTGCTACCGTTACCCTAAAAGAGGACGAGTGGGAATCTGTTGGAGAATGGATGTGGGAAAACCGACAGCACTATAATGGTCTTTCCGTTCTGCCTCATTCTGACCACACCTACAAGCAAGCCCCTTTTGAGGACTGCACTGAAGAAGTTTATAATGAGCTTATGAAAAGCTTGTCGAGCGTTGACTTGACCAAGGTCGTCGAACTCGACGACAACACCGATCTCAAGGGCGAGGTTGCGTGTTCTGGTGGAAGTTGCACTGTTGAGAGTTTTTGATCTTTCCCCTTGACACCCCGCCCCACCCGTGCTATTGTTGCCTCCTAACTTGCTGACTAAGGAGGCAACAAACATGAAACTAATTTTTGAAGGCAGAAATGACAACCAAACTGGTTCTGGCTGGAAATACCCACTGGAAACAGATCCAGTGGAGTTCGAAACTCTACAAGAGTTTGTTGAGTGGGCACATAAAGTAGAACTGGGCAGATTTGAGTTCATCCCGCCGAACACAGGATGGCGCGATAGATTAGCCACTACCAATCATACACCCTACTGGATGGTCTATACCCAAAACGGTTACGACTGAAAAGCCTTGACATCGCACTTAACCTGTGGTAATCTTCTCTCTCAAGTGGTTGATTGCCACCCCAACTAATAGGAGAAAAAATGTTTCGACCTGTCAATGGATACGTTTGGGTTGAACGACCCATTCAAGAAAAAGAAGAGATGTTGGTTTATGTCCCCTCGGACTATTCACCAAAGGGCGAGCAGTACATCAAACTAGAAGTCTTAAGCCTGCGAGAAGACAACCCACTTAATATTAAGTGCGGAGACTTCATAATTACACGAGAGGCTGTCATTGAGGACGTGCAGTTAGGCGATAGAATCTATAGTCTTGTAAGCAAAAACCATATCTTTGGAGTGCTAAATGAGGAGAATTGAGTTATACGACGATGGCATCGGCCACGTTGAGTTGGTCGAATCTATGGGGTCGGATCTTACTGTTGTGAACAGCGCACGAGTAAGCTTTGGTGTTCACAAGGATAAGTTGGATGAGAGAGATAGAAAACTTATTAAGTATCTTGTCGAGCACCGACACACCTCAACACTTGAGCACTGCGTGATGACCTTTCGCTTTAAAGTTCCGCTTTATGTGAGGAGCCAACATCACAGGCATCGCACCTGGAGTTACAACGAGATCTCAAGGAGATACACAGACTCAAATATAGAGTTTTATGAGCCGACAGCGTTCAGGACACAACACAAGAGCAACCGCCAAGCCAGCAATGAAAACGAGTTGATCAACCCTCACGTCAATTTTCAGTGGGACGAGTCAACTGGAGGCTACAGTGCAGTTCAGGCAATGAAAGAGATGCATGAAGGCGCATTGTATTTGTACGAAAGTATGATCGAAGCAGGCGTTTGCAGGGAGCAGGCACGCGGTGTGTTGCCTCAAAACATGTATACTGAGTATTATGGAACAGTAAACTTGAATAATCTTTTAAAGTTTATTGATCTCCGCACACATGAAGGCGCGCAATGGGAAATCCAAAGGGTTGCTGAAGCCTGCCTAGAGCTTGCTCACGAGACTTGGCCCGTTGCTGTTGGAGCGTGGCTTGAGTGCCACGGTTTCCAAGAGATAAAGAAGCTAACTTAAGGAGGAATAAGTGAAAGAAGCATTGACCTATAACGACGTGCTATTGGTGCCACAATATTCAAATATTAGAAGCAGGTCCGAAGTCTCACTCAGAAACAATTTGGGCTTTCTATGGCTTGATCTACCCATTATCTCGGCTCCAATGGATACCGTGACTGAGGAGAACATGGCCTATGCTATCGCAGAAGAAGGTGGTTTGGGGATCATTCACAGATATAATTCTATTTGTGAGCAAGTATCCATCGCTAGAAACGTGCTTAAAACATCTGATGGCCAAGTTGGAGCCGCCGTTGGCGTGACCGGCGATTACCTTCAGCGTGCCATTGAACTTGTCGATGAAGGAGTCAAAGTTATTTGCGTGGACGTGGCTCATGGGCATCACATTTCAGCAAAGGAAGCTATTATCGCCCTGAGAAAGGCTGTTGGCCACGATGTTCACATCATGGCGGGGAATGTAGCTACTAAGGCTGGCTTTGATTACTTGGCAGAAGCTGGTGCAGACAGCATCAGGGTCGGTATCGGCGGAGGTTCGATCTGCTCGACTAGAATTAAAACTGGTCATGGTCTGCCCAATATTTATTCTATTACGGAGTGCGCTAGTTCTGAGTGGGCTGGCGATGTCAACATCATTGCTGATGGCGGCATCAGGACATCGGGCGATATCGTTAAGGCTCTTGCAGCAGGTGCCGACTTTGTTATGTTAGGTTCCATCCTGGCCGGAACAAGTCAGGCTCCTGGGGAGATCCTGAATATCAAAGATGGAAAATTTAAATCATACAGGGGCATGGCCTCGAAAGACGCCCAGATGGATTGGCGCGGTAGGGCTTCTTCTCTTGAGGGAGTCGCAACAACAATTAAATATAAAGGAGATGTGCTCCCAATTCTCAATGATCTGCGAGGGGGCATTGCATCCGGCCTATCTTACTCAGGAGCTAGGACAATCGCTGAATTGCAAAACCGAGCAAAGTTTGTGCGGCAAACACAAAGCGGCCAGATGGAGAGCGATACGCATATTCTCTACACATGAACTTATTTGACTTAGAAAAACTAATTACCTTTGCAGTGGTGCTATTCTTGTTGTTCCCTTGGACCTTTTTTATCACCACTGTCTTGCTGCTTATAAGGTCTAAGATGAAATGAAAAAATGTCTTGTTCTAAATTGTAGCTATGAGCCTCTCTCGATAATCGGATGGCGCAAAGCCTTTGTTCTTTGCAATTTTAGTGTTGACGATAAACCATCTGCGAGGGTAGAAAAAGAATATGATGAAACTTTCAACACGATTAGTGATACTTTTAAGAAGCCGTCAGTTATCGTGTTGAGAAAACAAATACCAATAAGACCTAGAAGGGTAAGGCTATCAAGCGAGGCAGTATTTAAAAGAGACAATAACTTTTGCCAATATTGCGGGGTAAAGTGTAATTCTAAGAATATCTCAGTTGATCACATCATACCTAAAAGCAAAGGAGGCAAAAACACTTGGAGTAATCTGGTTACTGCTTG